CTGCGCTTCCGGTCTCTCCACGTTTCGTTTGTTTCGTTCTCCATTACTCTTCTCCCTTGTTGTTAGACTTTGCGATTGTGACGGCGGCGAAGATCTGCGCGCTGTCTGGCTTGGCGCCCAGCGTCTCCTCGGCGTATTTCCTCGCGGCGCCGTATGCGTCGGGCCAGTGCCCTGTGTCGGTGTACGCGCCCAGCGCTGCCTGCGCCATCTCGTTGATTTCGTGTTTGTTCATGTATCGGCGGTATAGCATTTCACTCCCCTTCGTAGCCGGATTTTTTTCAAGTTTGCGGGGAGCCGGAGCTCCCCGTGTTAATTAGATGATGGCGCACGGCTTGTGCAGCTCGCCATTGTGCATCACGCGGCGGATCGCGGCGGAGGCGTTACCCATTGACTTGACCCATGCGTGGGCAAGGTCGCCAGCGTGACCGAGGTCGTCAGCGTCAAGCTCAACGAAACGATCAGCAACATCCATGTCGCTTGAAGTTTCAACATGGACAACAAACGCTGGCTTGCGCTCGACCATGCGACCTTGAGCGGCCTCGGATGAAAGCAGGAAAGAAAGAGAATGTGCCATGGGAACCTCCATATCGGCGTGCGTTGGCGGGATTGCCTCGGCCATACAGGTAACATAATGTTAACATCTACCCATTGCAAGCGCTAATTTGCAAAAAACTGGCGTCCGGTAAACTTTTTTGTTATCCTGCGCCTGTTAGCGGCTTCCACCCTGTCGCTGAGAGCTTACTCCAGAGCTCACCCCGCGGCTATATCCTCCCAGATGGCCGCGGGGTTACTTTGAAGCATTTTTACTGTATTATGGGGGGAACGGATAAAGGCGGGGGGAAACATGCCCGGAAGTGACTTCAGAAACTTAATGGCGCAGAGCGAGAGCAGCGGCAACTATGGCATCCTTACTGACGCTGGCGGCGGTGACATGGTTGCCGGCGCGTACCAGTTCGGCGACGCTCGCCTCGAAGACTTTATGAAGGACACGGGCGAGGAGTTTACCCGAGAAGAGTTCCTTGCCAGCCCAGAGCTACAAGAGCGCGTGATGAACTGGCACGAGCAGGACGTCGTCGACTACGCCATAGCGAATGGCTTGGATCGCTTCTTCGGTCAGGAGATCAAGGGCGTTCCGGTGGATATGTCGGCAGTCGTCGGCATGGCCCACCTCGGCGGACGCAAGGGGATGCGCGACTTCCTCGAGAGCGGCGGCGAGCTGGACAAGAAGGACAAGTTCGGCACGTTTATTTCGGATTACGGCAGGAAGTTCTCCGGCCAGAGCCTGTACAATGAGACGCCAACCCGTCCGCGGATGCGGCCGCAGGGCTTGCTCCCGCCCGAGACGTCACCGCGGCCAATGGCCCGACCAGCAGGGCTTCTCGGCTAATGGCAGGCTACGAGCAATACATCCCACCGGGCCTGCGAGGCCCACTCCGCGACATATTCGGCATGGCCCGCGTGACGGGCGAGGGCGCCGCCGGCATTCTTGGCGCCGTCCAGCAAGATCCGCTGGCAGTTAACCAGGCAATCGGCGAGAGCATGATCGGCGGCATCCGGTCCATGGCCACCGATCCAGTCGGCACCGTGCGGGGCGTCGTGAGCGACACCGCCGGCACCGTGCAGCGCGCTTTGACAAATACGGCGGTGGACTACCTGCCGGAGGGCGTAACGCTGGCCACCGCCACCCCGGATCAGATCAAGGCGGCCAACGACGCGCGCTACGCTGACCTTGCTTCAACCGCTGCGATGGCAGTTCCCGGAGCCAAGGCATTAAGGGCAGGCGCAAGAGCGGCTGGCGACGTTGACGTCTCCGGGCTTGCTGCCGACGCGACATACGCCGGCCGGTCAATCGCGCAAGGCGATCCGCGCGGCCTGATCGAGGCATTCCAGCGCGGAGGTGAGGGTGAAAGCCTGAGCGCTGCGAAAAACACGCAGATTATGCGCGGCTCTGATTACTTCGATGCACCCCGTGTCGGCGGAGGTCGGGCCAAAGACCCAGCGTTATTCACACCGTTTTCGCAAAATGTTAAGCAGAAGACAGCTCCCTACGATTGGGAGGTGGAGACAAACCTCGTCGACGCTGGATATACGGCGCCAGCGCTAGTGACGCCATCTTACTTTGAAGGCGACGACATGTATTTTCTTGCTGGTGATCGTACAGCGGGTGGCCGAGATGTAACTCGTGTCGGTGAGAGAAAGCTGCGGCGACCTGTCCGCCTCGAGGCTGGCGCGGAGTATATGGACACAGATCAGGTCTGGGGATCGCATTCTGGCGTTATGAAGCCAAAGCAAAATGTTTTTTCAGATCCGGAGAATGAGGGTCGCAAAATTCGCGTGGGGTTCAGCCCAATGGGCGAGCGCTCTGGTGACTTTGCCAAGCATCAGGGTCAGCTTTATTCTGAAATGATGTATTCCTCCGAGATGCCAGGAAAGACGGTTAAGCAGGTAAACACTGAGCTCAAGTCGATTGTAGGAAAGTTTAGGCAAAAAGCTCTTGATAAAACTAACAAGCAGCGCGAGAAAGACGGCCTGAGACCACTTACTCGCGTCACGCTGTCTGACATCCCGAGCGTGAATAGTCCGGAGTTTAGGGAATGGTTCGACACCCAGTCTCCAGAGCAAGTGAGGAAGCCTTTTCTCCAGCGCATGGATCAGTCTGACATGAAGAAGCTGCCAGGGTTGCCAGATGTCGGAGAGATGCGTTTTGCCGCTACAAATCCGGATCTAGTGCAGTCTCCGAGCTTTAGCTCTGGGTATAGGTTTGCAACGCCTGATATTGAGCGCGGATTGATCCCAGCAAAGCATTCTTCCTATGACACAGGCTTGGGTAAGATGCCCGGCACAGGATCTCAGACATTCGGTGCAGACGTGCCGTGGACTATATCTGCCCGCGACACTGCGCTGCCACGACTGGCAGCGGCAGCCTTGGAGAAGGGCACGTTTTACCCTGGCCAAAATATGCCATTCTCTGGCCGAGCATACGCGCTCCCATCCGATCAGCGCGTCTTCACGATGAACCCGAAGACCAAGCAAAAGATGGACGCGCAATATGTCGAAGAGGCGTCAACCTACCTTGACCGCCTACAGCGGGGCGGCATAGAAGACGCAACTCAATATGAGATGAACCTGATCGAAGCATACTTGAGGGGGCTTTAAAAGTTGCGCTCTTGCTCAATTATATCTTCGATGATCTCAACCACGTTTTTCGGCAGATCACCCTCGCGGTCTAGTAGCATAAACGCAAGTGAGTATATTCCGGCGCGAAGCGGATCTGTGAGGTCTAATTCGTTATCTGTATTATTGTCGGTCATAGTGCTATTCTCCCAATTAAACTCTGAACAGTTAACACAGTGTTAGGCAAAGCGCAAGAAGGGCCACAAGATGGACTATGAGATAAACGAAATGGCCTCCGAGCTCGAGGCTGAACTGAACCCAGACGTCATGGACGACCAGGAGTTGCAAGGCATCGTCGGCAACGAGATAGACGACGCAGTCGACTTCATCGACAACTGGATCTCTCCGATCCGCTCCACGGCGACGCAATACTACCGGGGCGACCCGTTTGGCGACGAGGAAGAGGGCCGCAGTCAAGTGGTGAGCATGGACGTACGGGATACCGTACAGGCGATCATCCCGTCTCTGATGCGTATCTTCAACGGGTCCGACCGCACGGTTGAATATGTCCCGCAAAACGCGGAAGACGTGCCGGCGGCAAAGCAGGCCACCGAATACGCGAATTTCATCATCAACCGCGACAACCGCGGCTTCTTGGAAATGCACAGCGCGTTCATGGACGCCCTGGTGCGTAAGGTCGGCATCATCAAGTGCTACTGGGAAGACAAGACAGAGTTTGAGACGATTGAATACACCGGCGTCGACGACAACGCCCTGGCGGCCCTCATGGCCGACCCGGCCGCCGAAGTCGACATCACAGTGAGCACGCCCATGGGTGAGCCGCAGATCGACCCCATGAGTGGTCAGATCATCCCGCCGCCCATGGCCCACGACCTGCGCGTGACCTACACGCATCCCGACGGCCGTGTGAAGGTTGAGGCGCTTCCGCCGGAGGAGTTCTTGATCTCGCGCGAAGCGAAATCTGTAGAGGACGCCGACTACGTTGCGCACCGCCGCATCGTCACCGTGTCCGAGCTTGTAGCTATGGGCTACGATTACGACGACGTGTACAATCTCTCGTCAGACCACGATGACATGGACACCAACGTCGAGCGCAACACGCGCAACCCGGCGCTGACCAACGAGATGAATTCACGCAGCGATCCGGCGATGCGTAAGGTGCTTTACGTTGAGAACTACATCCGCGTGGATTACGACGGAGACGGCATCGCGGAGCTGCGCAAGATCTGCACCGGCGGTGACGGCAACGTCATCCTGAACAACGAGCCCTGCGCGATGGCGCCATTCGCCACGCTCTGCCCAGATCCCGAGCCGCACGACTTCTTCGGCCTGAGCATTTTTGACGCTGTGGCTGACATCCAGCGGATCAAGTCAGTCGTCATGCGTAACTCCCTGGACAGCCTAAGCCTCAGTATTCACCCAAGAATTGCTGTTGTCGAAGGCATGGTGAATATGGACGACGCCATGAACACAGAGATGGGTTCAATCGTCCGCCAGCGCGCCCCAGGCTCAGTCCAGCAGCTGACCGTGCCATTCGTCGGTCAGCAGGCGTTCCCGGTCCTGCAATACATGGACGAGGTTAAGGAGGCCCGCACGGGCATCTCCAAGGCGTCCATGGGCTTAGACGCCGGCGCCCTACAGTCAAGCACTGCGACAGCCGTGGCAGCCACTGTAAGCGCCGCACAGCAGCACATTGAGATGATCGCTAGGGTATTCGCTGAGACGGGCATTAAGCGCCTATACGAGCTTGTCCTGCACAACATCACCACGCACCAAGACAAGGCGCGCATGATCCGACTAAACAACGATTTCGTGGAAATGGACCCCAGAATATGGTCATCTAATATGGACGTCTCAGTTAACGTAGCCTTGGGCCGCGGCACTGACACCGAGCGGATGATGATGCTGCGCCAGATCGGAGAGATGCAGAAGGAAGCCATGTCGACCATGGGGCCACAGAACCCGTTGACCGACATCTCCAAGTTGAGCAACACGCTCAAGGAGATGACGTTGCTGGCCGGCTTCAAGGACACGTCGCAGTTCTGGAGCGATCCGGCGAAGTTCCAGCCGCCACCGCCAGACAACAAGCCCGACATCAACGAGCAGCTGATCCAAGTTCAGATCCAGCAGATCCAGTCGGACATGCAGAAGAAGGCGGCCGAGCTGCAACTGAAGCGCGAGCAGATGATTATGGAAGACGATCGCAAACGCGACGAGCTGGAGGCCGACATCCGCGTCAAAGCCGAAGAGCTGAAGGCCAAGTACGGCACGCAGCTTGACGTCGCCCAAATCCGGGCTGACATGGCGATCAACCGCGAAGTGATGAAGGCCCAGGCTGACATAATCACGGAGGCCGCGCGTGAAGACTAAGCAGCAGATCATCACAGACGGCAAGCAGGCAGAGCGCCTGCTCGCCGACACGGATTTGCTTCGGTTTCTTGAGGAAGCCGAGGCGGATTGCTGGACGCAGTTCAAGGCAACTGGCCCCAGTGACACCGACAGCCGCGAGGCTGTTTACATGAAGTTGCGCGGAATTGACATGGTCCGCCAGTCGCTGCGCAGCATGGTTGATAACGCTACTATTGAAATGAAGATGAAAAAGTAGCATAATGGAGAAGTAAGAGATGTCAGACAACAGCACCCCGCAAGGGACTGACCTGTACAGCGCTCAGAATGCAATCAGAAGTATGCTCGCGCCCCAAGAGGATAACGTGACGACAGATGATGCGCTTGAGGCAGAAGCCGCGCAAGTGGATGACGCCGAAATGCCGGATGGCCAAGAGGAAGAGTATGAGGCGCAAGCTGACAACTCTCCCGTTGAGGGGTCTGAAAGCGATCTGGACGACGATGAAGACGGTGACGGCGACGGATATGGAACCCTCGATTTATCCACGACCTTAGAGGTCGACGGTGAGGAGAAAACCATTGAAGAGCTGCGCAGCGGGTTTCTTCGGCAGAAGGACTACACGCGAAAAACTCAGGAGCTCGCCGAAAACCGAAAGGCTATGGAAGCGCAGTATCAGGAGATTGAGCGTGAGCGTGCTGAATATGCGCAACTTCTGCCAGCAATGGCGGAGCGCATTCAACAGGCAGCGGAACAGGAGCCGGACTGGGACACTCTGTATGACACAGACCCCGTGATGGCAGCGAAGGCAGAACGCCAGTGGCGGAAGGAGCAGGAGGGGCGCGTTGCGCAACTTCAGGCCGTC